GGTCTGGGAAATCGCTTGTGATCCTATTGCGCAGAACGTGCTCGATCTCGGCGAGCTCCTTGATCGTGTAACTCACCTTGCGGCGGATGGCGACCGAAAGCAACAGGCGGGATCGAACTCGATAGCGCCACGGCGGCCCACTCGTGACGGTATTGTCCGGCACATAGTCGGGATCTGCCGCTGGCCGGAAGTAAGCGTAGGGCGTCTCGTTGGCTTGAGTCGCCGCGCTTTCCGTGTAATAGACTTCCTTGAGAACCCCTTCGGTCTTAAGTGCCTGCAGCAACGCCATCATGCGCTCAATGGCGAGAACTTGCAGTGCCTGGCTCGCCATCACGCCACCTTGATCTCGATCGTAACGCTCTTGGCAAAGTTCTGCCCGAGCTCGCGCTCGACATTAAGCCTGATGCGTCTTGTAATCTCGGGAAGTGCCTGGTCAGCTGCCGGCCGCAACCAGGGACGCGCGGCAAAGGTCTGCGCCGAAATATTGGCTTTCTTGCGAAAGATTGCTTGAGCCGCCCCCTTCGGGATAAAACGCAGAGCCTTTGCATTCTTCGCGATAACTGTAAAAGCGCCACGGGAAAATCCATGCTCCCAGTAAGCGCCATATTTAGTTTGTGTCCCGACACGAAGGATTCCGCCGCCGCCGGTTTCGGTGACAAAAGTGTGGATTGTTCGTGCGAGATGCCCGGTATCGCGCTTGAGTACGCGGCCCGTGACGTTCAAGACGGCATAGTTGCGAACGATCTGCGCGCCTTGCTGCAGGCCTCGAATGATTGCGCGATGGATGAGAACAACGACATCCGGCGTTCTGATCAGTTCTGCGGCCATCTGGTCACCATCTCCGCAATTGATTGATCATCCGTTTTTCTTCCGGGGTCAGATCGAAGCTGATCGCAAGATTTTCGCCAGTCGGAAGCGAAATGCTCTGGATATGGCCGCCGCCGCCTTCCTTATGCATCTGGTACCAATGAGCAATGATCGAAAGCAGCAGCTGCTTCAAAACATGAATTTCGCCCTTGGCATTGTCGATAATCTCTGCCTGGGTATAGCCGGATTTCCAGCTAACGAGCACCGATTGAGGACCTGGCGCGAAAGTCGCGCCATAGAGCAGCGTAATGATGCCGGCTGCCTTATCGACGACATAACTGCCCGGTGAGACAAGAGAGGTCTCGAAAGTCCCGTCATCGTGCCGAATGGTGACCTGCTCGAGCGACGTGATCAGGGTGGCTGGCCAATCGGAGAGCAGGAGTTCGCTCGTGCCTGGATCGACATCATAAGCTTCGGCAGTCCGTGTAATCTCTTCGAAATTCCGCTTGGTCTCGCTTTTGACAAATCCCTCGGCAGCTCGAACGATACGGGTGATTTCGGCACCATCCTGCTGCGCTGGATTGACAATTGTCGTCAAATGCAGGCCGGCCTCGATTTCATCGGTCAAGGACGTCCCCATCGTGAGAATCGGCATGATCTTACTTCTTCGGTTTTCGCCGTTTGTATTTACGCTTAGGCTTCTCGGGCTTATACATGAAGCGCGACGTTATCATCCGGTCTTGATAGATCGGAGCTTTGATTCTTCTTCCTCCTCCTTCGTCGACTCCGGTTCCTCCGGTTTTTTTTTCTCATCCGCATGCTCGAGTTCTTCAGCTGTATGTTCCGACTCGGGCGCGAGCGCCAGACTGCCGGCGCTAGCCGCGACGAGCTGTCGCGCCACGGTATCGTCGATATTCGCGGAAATCTCACCGGCTGCAAGCGGTGTTCCCTTGACCGTGATGTCGAGTGTTCCGATGTTTTTGACTTTCATTGTTTCCCCTATCGAATCGACAGTTGAAGGGGAAGAATCGACATCCGATCCTTCCCCAAAGCTTTCTAAAACCTACTGGACGGGAACATTGATACCGAGCGCATTGACTTTCGAGCCCGGATAAAGCTTGGTAAACTCACCGCGCCAGGAGACTACCATCCAACCCTGATCGGTCCAGGGCGCTTCACCCGCCTTGATCGTTACACCGCGCCGGTTCCCGTAGATATAGCCATTGCGGTTCGTGAGATAGACGACTGCGAAGGTGTTCGGGCCGGCGCCAGTATTAACGCCGGTTGCTGCGACATTCGTCCTGGCATATTTGGAGCTCAATACGGGCGTGTTCCAGATGCGCCCAACCTGGCCGCGGACGATCGTCGCATTGGGACCGAACTTGTCGACGGTAATCAGCTCAGGAAAGGCCATCATCTGAAGCATCGTATTGACGCTTGTAATGTAGGCGAGCTGCTCGGAATCCTCCGCAAAGGCTGGATCGAGTTTGCCGCGCAGCTTGAGAAGATCTTTTGCGGTGAATTCCGCTTCACCGCCACCCGTCGTAACTGCAACATCATAAGTCGTCGATGACGCGATTGAATCCTTGCGGAGACCATTCCAGGCCTTGCGGGCATCGTTCGCCGCAGTCACATCGTTATCCATGTGGGTTGCGGTCGTGTCGCCATCGAGCGAAGCGCGTTCGATCGCGTTCGCGATAGCATTGCCGAGCTTTCCGCGAACGAATGGAATCACGGCAATGATGGAATCCTCGGTGACCTCCTCGGAATATACCGCCATTGTGCCGAGTTTCTTGGCAGTCAGAGTGACATTAGCCGTACCGGGTGTGATGGTCGGGAATTTATTCGCATCGAGCAGAAACCCGTCCGTGATGCTCTCAGGAATGAGGTATGCGATGTCGTCCGTTATCGCGACGGGCAGCTTGAAAGGCGAAGTCGGCATCGTGATCGACGTATACATCGCAGCCACCTTGAGGCTCAGGGTAACCACATCGAAGAGCTGACCCGAGAATTCTGTCGGTATCCATTCAAGACCCTCGGTCGCGGTCAGGGTATCCATCGCACGGACCTTCTGCAATTGCTTGAAGGCGCGCGTGTTTTTAATATAGCGGTTCGGGAGTGGCTCGTTCGTCTCACCCGCCTTTATTGCGTGCCCATGGAGGATCGACCCAACGAGGTATGCCTCGTCGGCCAGTTCCTGGGTCATGCGAATCTGAGCAAGCGTACTGCCATCGTAATAACGGACGAGCTGATCGTTATGCATCCCATGACGCTGTTCGAAAGTGAAACCGGTCGCATCGATGATTTGGCCGTTGAGTCTGCTCCTGTCGCCGTGGGCGATCCAGGCCGCGCGCACCTGCCGCTCGGCAATCCCGTCCCAGAGTTTGAGCCAGGCCTCATCTTCGGCCAGTTTCTTCGGATCAAGCGGCAAAAACCCAGCCAATTTATCGACCTTATCCTGCAGCGTCGTAAGCGCACCCTGCATCTCGAGGGCTGACTTATTTCCCTTCTCCCGCGCCTCGCGTATAGCGCGAAGCTCGGCATTCATTTCGGCTAGAGCCGTCTCTTTGTCCATCCATGATGATCTCCGGGGCTCGACGGCCCTCTGGTTTTTCGGGGTGCTTCCCCAAGGTTGATAATGCGGTTTTCGCGGCAGCGATCGCAGCGGCCCTCAAGTGGGCCCCCGGTCAATTCTGCCCCGTACTTTACAAGCAATCTTCCGCAGCGGTCGCAGCGGAACTCTCGCAGTTTCTGATAAATCATCGACCGGCGAACTCCTCGATCGACTCCTCGAGAAGAAACTGACCGAGATCACTGAAATCGAGGTCAACCTCGATCATCGGCTTCGGCTCTCGCACCGGAAGCAAAACCCCGCGCGAGGTCCAGTAGCTCGCGATCTTCTGGTGTTCCTCAAACCAGGCCATGACCAGATCGACATCGTGGCCGGCACGTTTGGCGTCAAGGAGCGCGTGCGGGTTCGAAGGCACCGGAACGAGCGAATATTCCATGAGTTCGGTCTTCGTGTAGATCACTGGCTCAAAGAGAACGTGCTTCTCCTCGTCGCTAATGTCCTTTCGCGGCTCGCGCTCCTTCGGCAAAAAACCCACCGACCAGGCGCGGATAAACCCATCACGCACGAGCTTGTAGGCCGTTTCTGCAAGATCATGATCCTGGGCAGCGCCAGCGAATTCCGTCCGAGCCATGAGCTTCCCGTCCTCTTTCCAGATCCGCTTCGAGCGGCCGATCGGGAGATCGTGCGAGTTGTGAGCGAAGAGTACGACCGGATTCGCCTTGAAGCGCCTCAGGTCCCAGCCATCGACTCGGATGATGCTGCCGTGTGCATCAGGCGTCTCGTCAGAGATTGCGTGAGTAAAACTGCGTTCTTTGTCGTCGGTATCGCGAATCTCGGAGATGAATTCCCTGAACTTCATCGACTCGCTCATCGGATTTAATCCTCGAAAAAGTAAAGCGTCGTACAGCGGCAGTTGATGATCTGGCCTGGATCGGCACCAAGAGATGAATCGCCCGGATATTGAAGCTCCGAGCCATCCGCCAATCGAAACGGCATCGTTACCGGAATCGGTTCGGCCGTTGTGCGGTCGTCAATCTCGGTGTGCTCATCGCGAACGCGCTCGTCGCGCGAGGAGATCCAGGATTTCGTCTGGATGCCAGCCTGAAGCGCTGCTTCCTGGTTTCCGAAATTGCTAGCGCCGACGGTCTCGGTTCTCGCGATTGTCTCGGAAGACGAAACACGTTCGTCGAAGACCTTCTCGACCCGAGCGGCAAGCTCACCGATGGTTTCGCCGGCATTGATGCCTTCGGTGAACTCCGTGGCCAGAAGTTCTCGGGTATACTCGGTGGTGTTTTTGGCGTGCCGAAAAGAATCGGTCTGGAGAAATTTCAAAACTGCCGGCGAGACGAAATCGAAATCATCCTCATTCTGTCCCATCTGCGCGATGAAGGTCAGCATCGCATCGACCATCGCCCGGCGCAAAATTTCCCGGTTGAGCGGCTGCATTTTCTCGGTTTCTTCCTTGATGTCGAAAACGACCGAGAGATCAACGCCGGCCGGCCGCTTATCGTCAACCTTCGCAGCGCGCACCGGATCAAGTGCGCGGAGAGCACCTTCGCTTCTCAGGTTGCGTAGCGTCCGGCGTTCCTGGGCGCGGAAGAAATCCGCGATCTTGATCTGAGCTTTGCATTCCTGGCGAGTCTGACGGATTTCGAAACCAGAAAGCACCACCCGTTTTCGCTCTTCCAGCCTCCCCCCCGAGTAACCAGATAGAAGCAATGCAGGCGGTGCTTCTAGCTCGCGCACGGCCTGGGATTGGAACCCACGGCCATTGCCGTTAGATTTACCATTTCCGTTGCCGTTTGTAAATTCATCGACCGGAACAAGCAGTGGATTGACGAAGACGGTGTCGCCCCAGGGCATGTCTTCGAAGCCGAGATTGAGCCGCCGGTTGATGGCGTTGATCGGATAACCCATCCGGTTGAGTTTTTCGGCATCGCTGACTTTCTGGGAGTAGTTTTCCTGTAATGGCCCGATCCTGGAGAAATCCCATTCAATAACCAGGCCCTCGCCGAAGATCGGAGCGAGCTCGCCGTTAAGAGCATTGACGAGCTTCGCCATTTTCGGCTGCATACTCGCGCTCCAGAAATCGCGCCATTGAATTTCGGCATTGGCCTGCGGATTATGTTCGAGGAGTCCGACCACAACGGGTCGCACGCCATAGATCGCGATGATTTCCTCACGCGAAAACTTGCGCTGCTCGAGAAACTCTGAATCCTTCGGGCTGAGCTGAGTGCTCACCCATTTCATATTTTGCAAAATCAGCGGGCGGTGAGCTTTGTGATAGCCGCGGTGGCGGGCCTCGATCAGTTTCTGAAAGCGCTTGTATTGCGCATCGAGTACGACACCTTCGGCTTCGTAGTGTCCGCGCGGCTCGGCCGAATTGACGAAAAAGGCGGCGTTATATTGCTGCGCCATCAGATCCGATTCGACCGAAAGCGCTGCAGCGCGCAGCGGCGCCAGGCCCCGATAAGGATCAAAGGGATTTGGATAGCGGACGTGAACGATCTCGTCGGGCAGGTAACTGATCTTTTCGTTCCCAACCTGGTAGATATAGCCGGCGACTTCCGCGGCCGGGTCGAACTTCTTCGACTTGCGGACTACTGTCATCGTCTGCTCATTGAAGATCGGGAGAACATACATCGCGTCGACGCCGCCGGTAGCCGAAGGCCCGCGGTCGAGGTAGATAAACGATTCGCCGGCAAGATCCATCGAGGTCTGGTGCTGTTCGACGAAATCGAAATGCGATTGATAGGGATTCGGACGAGCCAGAAGCTCCGGGAGCGGCCCTGATGTCAGGATTTCGGATTCCTCATCCTCGGGATCGCCGCGGCGGGCCCGTAGCGGAACAGAAGCCGCCGCCTGGGCGACTTTGCTCACCGCGACATAGACCCAGACTTCGTCGCCGTAATGGCCGATCAGGCGGCCCAGGCGTATCGCGCGCGTGTAGCCACCGCCTTCGCCGATGGCATCGGCCAGCATGGGGCTCATGTTCGCCAAGTGCGTCGAGAATTGGATCGGGCGTGGTAGGGCTCGAGGCCGCATCCAGGCTGCGAGCGTTTCGCGCAGAAATCCCATGAAGCTCTCAGCCATTCTCGAGGTCCTCGATTTCGTCCATGGTCCGAAGATCCCACTTGCCGCAGCCCGGGCAGATCATGTCGAAGAGTCCCTGGTCGCCGCAGACCTTGCATTTGGCATCCCGGAAGGGATTGACGATATAGGCATCGACCGCATTGGCTAGGTCTTCCGCTCGGTCCAAGCCCAGGAGTTCATCGATCTGGCGGGGCATTTAGCAAACCACCTCGCCTGGCTGTTTCGTCTTCTCGGGCCCGGCTGATCCATTCCAGTAGATTCGGTCGCCCCGCCCTTCGGCGACCGCGCGCTCGAACTCGGCCGCCTCGAGCCGGCGGTAGAACTCCGGTTCAGCTCGCAGAAAAACGAGCTCGCCCTGACGCATCACGGCGCGGCCGCGGCGGACGTAGAACTCAGCTCGTCTCAACGAAGTCCATCCTGCGCCCCCGGGCATCGGGTTCGCGATCCTGATTCGTGATCTAGACAAGATTCGGCTGTTCTGGCTCTTAGGCTGCGCCCTGCGGATACTGGCGGGTCAACCCAGTTTATTCGAGTGCAACTGCGGTAAATCTATTCGATGAAAGGTACTACGGAGTGGATTATGTGGCAAAAATGACACAGGTGACAAGAGAAATTTGAATCAATCTCAAATGCGGGTGTCCCAGGATACGAAGCCTCCTGTTGGCTCTGCGATGTCCACTGGGCGACTTGTCCCCAGGCGGTCAAGTTTCGGGTCCCAGGATACGAAGCCTCCTGTTGGCTCTGCGATTCCCAGTGTCCGTCGTGCCATAGGCGCTTCCGGTCAGTCCCAGGATACGAAGCCTCCTGTTGGCTCTGCGATTCGCGCTTGCGGGAACTCAGGCATGAACCTCGACCTTGTCCCAGGATACGAAGCCTCCTGTTGGCTCTGCGATAGGCTGGTAACGCTCGTCTGGAACCAGTCCGTAGTGTCCCAGGATACGAAGCCTCCTGTTGGCTCTGCGATAGGCTGGTAACGCTCGTCTGGAACCAGTCCGTAGTGTCCCAGGATACGAAGCCTCCTGTTGGCTCTGCGATAGATCAAGATCGTCACCTCCGATAAGTCCCTCGTCGTCCCAGGATACGAAGCCTCCTGTTGGCTCTGCGATGCGCTCTGGCGACAGTGTTCAAAGGGATCTTTTCGTCCCAGGATACGAAGCCTCCTGTTGGCTCTGCGATATCCTCGCGTTCCTGAGTTCCTTAGCCCTCTCCAAGTCCCAGGATACGAAGCCTCCTGTTGGCTCTGCGATAAAGCAGGACGACAACGAAGATGTTGATGTGGAGGTTGTCCCAGGATACGAAGCCTCCTGTTGGCTCTGCGAT